GAATTTCGAAATCATCCTGCTACCGGCTCGTTACACCCCTCCCAGGAACAGCCGTTCCTCATACCGCGCCTTGCGGTCCGTGTCGTAGTCCACGATATAGCCCCGCACCCGCCGGAGAGCCGCACTGAGCCCAGCGTAGGAGTCGGTGACGTCTATAACGTCCCAAAGCTCCTGGCCGCAGTTCACCGGAACGACAATGGCGCCGCCCTCGGATAGCTTCTCCATCTCCCGCTTCATGGCCGTGGCCCGATCCGCCAGGTCCGCCGCGGTGGTCAGGTTCACGTCACGGGCCACCTGGAGGCGGTCAGCGTTGTAGTCCAATTGGCTCCAGGAAAAGGCCTCCCCAAGCTCCGAGGCCGGGCCGAAGACCCGAAAGCGGTTATAGGTGTCAGCACGAGTGGCATAGCGCGCGCCCAGGATGGTGTGGGCTCCGCCGTAGGAATAGGTAGAAACGTCCGTATCCAGGGGGTTCACCAACACCAGCTCACCGGACACGTTCAGGACTTCGTCGGTGACCTTGTCCAGGAGCCGCTGGACCGCCAGGGCCGCGCTCTCTCCGGCTGGTATGGTAAAGGAGGGATACCAGTTGACGGCCTGGCTGGAGTAGGAATAAGCGGAGAAGCGCACGCCGGCCCGGGCGCAGGCCCAGGCCAGCAGTTGAAAGATGTTCTTTTCACCCGCCGCCCACTGGTGTTGGCGCCTGGCCCGCCATTTTCCCAACAAATACCAGAGGTCACCAGCCGTGACCTCGAGCCGCGACCGGCCGGGGTCACGGTTCCACTCAAAGCGGTCGATCCAGAAGTAGAGGCCCGGGCTGTACTCATTCCCCGCCGTGGTCTTGTAGCCCAGGTCAATCTCCAGTTGCGCGCCCTCGGAGAGGGCACCGGAGAGGGAGGCGTAACGGGCATCGTCATTCCGCAGCTCCACTTTGGCCTCGCCCGCAAACCGCGTCACCTCGATCAGGACGCCGTGCACGTCCCCGGTCAGATCCAGGTATGCGGGCACACCCGGGGCGCACCAGACGCGGGCCGGAGAAACCAGCCAGGCGTTGCCATTGCCATAGGCCGCCGCCACGCCATAGCTTGCGCCCCAGTTGAAGGGCTGGGGCTCCCGAATGCGATTGTTGACGAAATCATCACCCAGGGCCAGATAGGTGCGCATCTGCCGGTTATAGGCGCCGGTCCCACTAAAGTTCTCACGAAAGAAGACGTGGATCACGTCGCACTTGAGCATCGCCGGATAGGAGAAGGTGACGCCGCAGCCAGAGGCCGCCCGCTCCATCAGTTGCAGAGGCCCCCAGGTGTCCACGGCGTAGGAATAGCCGTCCCCGTAGATGACGCCCCAGACGTTGGAGTTACCCGCCGAGTCCGTGCCAGTGACCACGCAGTTGAAGTCCGAGGAGTAGAGGACAGCCAGGCCGGTGACGCTGGAAACAACGTTACCCCAGGCCGCCGCCGCGCCCCAGACGCCGGCCACCCGCTTGACCTTGTAGACCGTGGCCCCGATGGAGAAGATCACCAGGACGGTCCCATCGGCTTTCATGGCCGCCGCCAGGTGGCCGATAGCGGAAGCCGCCGTGTAGATGGACGAGGCCGCCGCCCAGGTGACGCCGTTGTCAGTGGTGTAACCAGAGTAGAGGTTGAGGCCGTCATTGGAGAGGAGGAAGCGCCAGCCGTTAGCCCCACTAGCGCAGATGGCCGGGCACTGGTAGGGGGAGCCAATCAGCGTCCAACTGGAGTAATCGGAGCCCGGCCCCGGGTTGGTGACCCGAGACCAGTAGATATCACCGGCGTCTTCCCGCATCCGCGCCAGGGACCCATCGCCGAAGACCGCCACCGCCGCACGGTTAGAGGCCTCCGTCCCGGTATAGTATTTCGTGTACCGCAGACGGTTGACGTTGGCCACCTTCTCGATGGCCCGCACCCGCACGTAAGGGACGCCACTGGCCGCCTTCTGGGCCGCCAGCAAGGTCGCGCTAAGACTTCTCATCCCAACCTCGCACGCTAGAGGTCATTCACCGCAGAGCCCCCCGATACTTTGATTCTGTGTAATGTATCGGGGCGGAGATAAAGCAAAGATCTCAGCGAGCTCGCCCGTCAAGACTCCCGGTGTCTGCCAGACACCGGGAGTCTGCGGGTGGGAATCTGTCAATTCAATACACCTGGAAGGTGTATTGAATTGACACCTAGATCGTCTTCCACGAGTCCCAGGCCTGGATCGGGCTCACCCGCCCATCCGTCCCCATCGCCCGCTGGAGCTTCAGCCCCACCAGCGCCACCCTAAACTCCGTCAACCGTGGCTCGGCCCAGTCCCGCCAGTTCTTTGCCGTCCAACCGCCGGCCACGTTGACCCGGTTGATGGCATAGTTACCCCACTCCAGGGCCGCGAAAGCCCCCGCCCCCTGGGCGATAAGCGGTTCGTGCTCCTGGGGGATGGTGGACGTGGTAGCATCAAGGGTATGCCGCTTGCCGTAGAAGACCCGGATGACGTCCCCCGCCGCCGTGGGGATGGTGTCATCCAGAAGGTAAAGGGTGTTGTTCCACACCCGCCACCTGGCTTCCTTCCAAACGGTGGTGCTCACCCACGGCGCGCACACGCGCGCGATGGAATCCGGCCGGTCCTTGAGATAGGTGTAAGACATAAGCAGGTACGCCCGCTGATCAGCCACGGCGGTGATGTCCTGGTAGGCCTGGTAGGGCACGGCCTCCGAGTACTCCTCCACCGCCCGGCCGATATGCCGCTCCAGCACCGCGTCCGTCCAACGGTAGTTAGCCGCGTCTTCGTCGTGCAGATCCTTGCGCACCAGCCCGCGCATCGTTGCCAGATCCATACCTCACCCCCAAACTAGCAGGGAGCAGCAATTCGAAATTCGAATTTCGGAATTCGAAATTGAGCGGCTCCCTGCTCTCTGCTAACCGCGCTGGCGAAGATTCGCTACTTTTTCTTGGCTGGCACCGGCGACTTGTCCACGAGTTTCTCCACCGCATCCGCCAGCGTAAGCACCGCCTTTTCCAGGCCGGCCAGCCGTCGCTCCTGATCCTGCACCATGGCCGCCGTGAGCTTGGGCACTGTACTGTGGGGCGGGTTGGCAACCCGCCCTACCATCTTTTCCAGCTCACTCACCCGCCGTTCCAACGCCTCAACGTATTGATCCATGGCCTCACTCCCCTACTGCTAAATTTCGAATTGCGAAATTCGAATTTCGGAATTCGAAATTGAGCGGCTCCCTGCTCCCTGCTCCCTGCTCCCCGCTCCCCGCTGCTACTCGTCCTTCGTGACCGTCAACATTACGTCCAGGTTGGTGATAGAGCCATCAGCCGCCGTCACCACCCGAACCGTGATGTTACTGGCCGAGTCCAGGGCCGTCACCGCCGGGGTCACCTGGAACACGTAGTTAGCCAGGGAAAGGGCCTGGGCCGCCGAAAGGATCGTAGCCCCACCAGACCAGACGTCCACGGTGGGATTGGTCGTACCCGCCTTGGCCGTGCAGGCAATCGACACCTTGGAGATCTTTGCCTTGAAAGGCAACTGCACCTGGGCCTGGATGGTGGTATTCACCTGGCTAGCCCCGATGGACTCCCGGTGGATGTTGATCATGAACGGGGCGCCCGCCACGTCCGAGAAATGCGTGATAGGCATGCTTCCCTCCAGTTTTTACTTAGCAGGGAGCAGGCTGCTACCTGCTACCTGCCCCCTGCTACTTGCGGGGGGAGACCGAACAACGATACCCCCCCACCGTTCTATAGGCCGTTGTCAGCCGCACCGAAATTCGAATTTCGGAATTCGAAATTCGAAATTACACGACCGCGCTCCGGTACGCGCCCCGGTAGTCCAGCCACGCCCCGCCGAAGATCCAGCGGATCTTGTAGGCGATGGCGTCGTTGGTGAAGACCGCGCCCGCCGTCGGGTCATCCTGCACCAGGAGCTCCGGAGTCCGCTGACCGTTCAGGTAACCGATCTCAATGCACTCGATTTCACTGGGATCGGCCACCAGATACCAGTCATTGGCGTCCGTGAGCTGAGGCACGATGATGTAATCAGCGCGCCCCTCCAGGATGTTCTTGTCGTTGTCCGCGGTCCCCGGCTTCAGGCTGGAGTAGCAGGCGGTATACGCCGTTTCCTCCAGGTCCGGCGGGATCAGGACGTACCGGCCCCGGATACCCAGCCGCTTGCTGGCAGAGTCCGTCATCTTCGCCAGCACCACCATGGCCGCCATCAGCGCCGTAGCGGAGAGGGCGGTGGTCCCACTGTTCCCCTGGTGATTGGTCGCATCGAAGACGGCGAAGGTGTCAGCCATGGCCGGGTTTGAGGTGAAGAGGTTGGCGATGAACTCGTTCATGGTGATCGAAGCGGCCCTCGCCAGCTTGCGCGGAATCCGGGTGATCCCCCGGATGTCATCGTTGAGAATGGCCTCCATGGTCACGGTTACCAAAGAGCCCTTCTTCACCGGAGTGTAGGTTTCCTTGGTGTCGCTCCAGGCCAGGTTGGCGTAGGCCGCGTTCTCGGCCACGGTTGGCAGCACGGCGAAATCGCCGAGCAGGACCCGGGTCTGGGCCTTCATGTCCCGAATGGTGGTCTCAGCCACGACCTTCTTCCACCATTTGGGCTGATCTTCGTAGTCCTTCACCAGCCGCTTGTTGAGAACGTTCCCCAGCAGGTCAGCCATGATCGCCGTAGTCACTTCGTTCGCTTCCCGGGCGATCACGCTCCGCTCCCAGTCCCGGTAGCCGAAGCCACGCAGGCCGACGTCACCGGTGACCAGGATATAAGCCTCTCGAATGCCGGAGAGGGCCGGCACATCCTTCGCCTTGTCCGGCACGGGATTGGAATCCCGTGCCACGGCCGTGCCAGCCGGGTTGCCTTCGTGGCGCGGGACTCCGATCCCGCGCTCTTCGCCGTTCCCGGCACGGGACTGGAATCGCGTGCCACGCCGCGCCAGCCGTTCTCCCCCTTGCCCCCTC